CCGGGGGCTGGATGGGACTATGAGCAAAAAAGACACCGAAGCCCTGCTTAAAACTGCGCGTGACCGTTTTCACCAGGCGCACCAGGCCGAAAGCGACAACCGCGAAGCCGCCCTTGAGGATGTGAAGTTCGAGAACGGCGAACAGTGGGACGAGGAAACCAAGCGCAGCCGGGAGGCAGACGGGCGGCCCTGTCTGGTCATCAACAAGACCGCTGGCACCGTCAAGCAGATTGTCGGCAGCATTCGGCAGAACCGGCCCCGCATCAAGGTGCGTCCCGTCGATGACACCAGCGATCCACAGGTGGCCGAAGTGCTCACCGGGTTGATCCGCAACATCGAGAATATCAGCGACGCCGAAGCTGCCTATGACAACGGTGTGGAGTGCGCCATCCGTGGCGGGTATGGCTATTGGCGCGTTCTGACGCAATACGTCGATGACCATGCTTTCGAGCAGGACATCATCATTAAGCGGATCGTCAACCCGCAAAGCGTCTATTTCGATCAATCCGCCGTGGAACAGGACTATTCCGACGCCCGCTTTGCTTTCGTGGCCGAAACGATGAGCAAGGAGGCGTTCGAGGCCAAGTATTCCAAGGCTACGCTGGTTGATTTTGAAAAGGGACGTGGCGAGGATCAGGACGGCTGGTTCTCCGAAGATACGGTACGGGTTGCCGAGTATTTCTGGAAAGAGGCGACCACCAAAACCATCTACCTACTCAGCGACGGCAAAACCGTTGACGAGTTGCCGGGCCAGAAAATCGACCTGGCCGACGCCTCTTTGGTGATTGACGAAACCGGCAACCCCATCGCGCAGATCGTCAAAGAGCGTACCGTCCAATGTGACAAGGTGATGTGGGCCAAGATCAGCGGGTCGGAAGTGCTGGAAGGTCCGAAGGAATGGCCAGGCAAGCATATCCCCATCGTTCCTTGTTTGGGCGAAGAGATCTGGATCGAGGGCAAGCGGCACTTACGCAGCGCCATCCGCTTTGCCAAAGACCCGGCCAAGCTCTACAACTGGGCGCGGTCCACCGCCGTCGAAACCATGGCCATGGCCCCGAAACAGCCCTGGCTGGTCACGCCGGAGATGATCGAAGGGCATGAATATCAATGGGACAACGCCAACGCCAGCCCGCAACCTTATCTGCTGTACAACCAGACCGGCGAAGGCAAGCCGGATCGCAACGTGGCCAGCATTCCCGATTCCGGGGCGTTGCAGGAATCGGTCCAGGCCAGCGACGACATCAAGGCCACTACCGGGATTTTTGATGCGTCCCTGGGTGCGCAGGGCAACGAAACATCGGGCCGGGCGATCATGGCCCGTCAGAAGCAGGGCGACACCGCGACGTTTATTTTTACCGACAACCAGGCCCGCGCTTTGAAACACACAGGGCGCATCCTGGTGGACCTGATCCCCAAGGTCTACGACACGGAGCGCGTGGTGAGGCTTCTCAACGAGGAGGGCGCGGAAGGGTGGGCGCGGATCAATCAGCAAGACCCCATCAGCGGCAAGAAGATCAATGATCTGTCGATCGGGCGCTATGATGTGGTGGTCGATGTGGGACCGGGCTACACCACCAAGCGGCTCGAAGCGGCAGACGGCATGATTCAACTGTTGCAGGCCGCGCCACAGTTCGCCCCGGTCATCATCCCGCGCATCGCCAAGAACCTGGATTGGCCGGAGTCGGACGCCATCGGCCAGGAGATGCAGCAGATGATGCAGCCGCAGCCGAACCCGAAGGCTGAGGTGGAACTGGAAGGCAAGCAGCTTGACAATGCCCGCAAGCAGCAGCAGTTGCAGCAGGGGCAGCAGCAGGACGACCAACGCATTTACCAAATCGCGCAGCTGGCCTTGATGGACATGCTGCAAGGGAGGCAGTCTTGAGCGCATACGGTAACGACAACCTGGCCTTTGTAACAGGGTCGCAATATATCGATTACAGCAGCACCAGCGAACAGAGCGCGGCGCTTGCGTCCGACACGAAGGTGGTGACTCTGTTTGCCTCCACCCGCTGCTGGATCGCCATCGGCACCAACCCTACCGCCGCCGCACCGAGCGCGGAAAAGGTCAAGGTGGCTTCGTTCCCCCTTTCCCCGGAAATGTACGTTGACTTTCCCATTCCGCAAGGCACCGACGCGGCCCCTATTAAAATCGCCGTCATTCGGGACGCCAATGACGGCAAACTGGACATTATCGAACGGGGCATCTGACCCCGGCATCTCCCCTTTTGACGCTACGGGAGCGAAAACCCGTCAGGAGTGAGCCATGAGCGAAGAGTTTATCGAGCAGGAACCCACGGTCGAAGCACCGGCAGAAGAAACCCCCACGGTCGAAGAACCGGCACAGGAAGAAAACCAGGAAACCCCGGAAGAAGCGGCAGAACGCGCCGAAACGGAAGCGAAACCGTGGTATCGGAAGAAGTTCGACAAGCTGACTTGGGAACGGGAAGAGGTCAAGCGCCAGTTGGAGGCCGAGCGCCAGGAGCGTTTGCGCATGGCCGAACTGGTGGCCAAACTGGCCCCGCAGCAGAAAGAGGAACCGGCCCCGCCGAGGGTGGAGTTTCCCGAAATGCCGCCCATCCCGCCCGACCGTTATCAGTTCGACACCGACGCGGAATATTCGCAGGCCGTAGCGCAGTTCCAGGCCGAAAACGCCCGCTTTGTGCAGGGGCAAATCTTCCGGGCGCAGCAGCAGGCCCAAGAGCAAGCTTCCCAAGTGCAGCGCCAACAGCAGATCGCCCAAGGCATGCACGGGCTGATCGCCAAGGGTTCTCAGACCCACCCGGATTTCACACAGGTGGCGTTTGTCCCGCGAGGCTTGGAGGATGTTTTTATCTCCGCTGAAAATGGCGCGGAGGTGGCCTATTTCCTGGGGAAAAACCCGACAGAACTGCAACGCATTACCGCCCTGTCTCCGGCGCAGGCCGCGTTTGAACTGGCCAAAATTGACGCCAAGTTGAGCGTCAAGGCACCGACCAAGGCACCGCCGCCCATCAATCCCGTTGGCGGTCAAGGCACCGGGGAGAAAGACCCGGACAAAATGACCGTCGAAGAGTGGATGAAGTGGCGCAACTCCCAACTCAACCAATAACGAGGTAACACGATATGNCCAATACTTTTGTCAATGCGAGTGCAGTCAGCCGCGAGTTTCTGCGGGTTTTGCGCTCCAACACCCCTTTTCTCAACTCCATCGACCGGCAATACAACAACGATGTCAAGGCCGGTTCGGTCAAGCACGGCGGCACGATTGCCATTCGCAAGCCCACCGAATTCGCCGTCCGTTCTGGGGCCGTCGCCAACGTCCAAAACATCACCGCGACCAGCCAGAACCTGACCGTCGCCACCCAAGAGGGCATCGACTGCGTGATTTCTTCGCAGCAGATGAAGTTGAACCTCGACGACCTCAGCAAGGAGGTTATCTCCCCCGCCGCTGCCCGCCTTGCCGCTCGTTTGGAATCGGCGGCCATGGTCGGCATGTATAAAAAGGTCTGGCAGAGCGTCGGCACTCCCGGCACCGCCCCGGCCACCGCCCTGGTATGGCTGCAAGCCGCAGGCAAGCTGGATGCGTCTCTGGCCCCGCGTGACGGCCAGCGCACCGCCATTTTGACCCCGCAGGGCCAGGCGGCCACCGTTGCCGGTTTGTCGGCGCTGTTCAACCCCAACAGCAAGATCGGCAAGCAATACAATGACGGCACCATGGGCGAAGCCCTGGGCCTCAACTTCAAGCTCGGCCAGTTGGCCCCGACGCACACTTGCGGCAGCCGGGACAACACCACCCCGCTGGTCAAGGGAGCCGGTCAGACCGGTGCATCCCTGATCATCGACGGCGACACCGAAGCCAACACCATCACCGCAGGCGACGTCTTCACCATCGCGGGCGTGTACGCGGTCAACCAGGACAAGCAGAGCACCGGCGAACTGATGCAGTTCACCGTAGTGACGGCCGCCGCTTTTGGTGCCAGCGATGTCACCCTGACCATCTCCCCGGCCATCGTCACCAGCGGCGCGACACAGAACGTCTCGGCCGGTCCCGGCAACGACGCGGCCATTACCTGGTTGGGATCGGCCTCTACCGCCTACCCGCAAAACCTGGTTTTCCACAAGGACGCCTTCACCCTGGCCACCGTGGATCTGGACATCCCGTCCGGCCTGCACTACGCCTCCCGCGAAGTGCTGGACGGAGTGAGCCTGCGCGTGTTGGGCGATTACGACATCATCAATGATCGCTACATCATGCGCTTCGACATCCTGTACGGCTTCCTGGCGCAGCGTCCCGAACTGGCCGTTCGCGTCTGGGGCTAACCCTAACCCACCGCCCCGGCATCGGGGCTGATCAAGGGCGCAGCCTAAACCAGCAACCACACAACCAAAGGGGAGGGCTTCGGCTCTCCCCTTTTTTTATGGAGATTTTATGCGGGTACGGCTTGGAGTTCCGGCCTATGGGGGAGTTCACCCGGCCACGGTACGCAGTCTGATCCTGACCCATCACGCCCTGACCCTGTGCGGGAATGAGGTCGAGGTGGACATGGTGGCCGGGGGCAGCGTGTTGACCAAGGTACGGAACGAGATTGTGCAGCGATTTTTCGAGGCCGAAGAGGATTACCTGGTTTTTCTCGACTCCGACATGGCGTGGCAGCCAGTTGACGTGGTGCGACTGCTGAGTACCGGAAAGGATCTGGCGGTCGGCAACTACCGCATCAAATCCGACGAGGATAAATGGGTGTGCTATATCGCCAACCGACCGGACGGCACCCCGGATGTGGTGGACGGGCTGATCCGCACCATCGACGCCGGAACCGGGTTTATGGCCATCTCCCGCGACTGTGTGCAGCAGATGCGCCACGCCTACCCGGATCTGGCCTACACGGACAAGGAAGAGAAAGAGATCTTCGCCCTGTTCGATTTCACCCTGCGGGATGGCAAGTATTGGGGCGAGGATTACACCTTTTGCGACCGCTGGCGTGAGATTGGCGGGGAAATCTGGATGTTGCCCGACTGCACCATTGAGCATATCGGACAAAAGGCCTACACCGGCAATTATCACGAGTACCTGTTGCGGTGTCCGGGAGGCAGCCATGAGCAATCTTAAGACCTGGGTTTACCACCCGCAGCATGAACCGCAGATGGTGGACAACCCCGAAGAATTTTACCGGCTCGGATGGGTAGACACTCCGGCCAAATTTAAGGAACACGCCGATGAAAGTGGACAAGCTGATCCGTGCGTCGCTGAAACTGGTCGGGGCCATCGAGTCAAACGGCAACCCGGAACCGGAAGAGCAACAGGACGCCCTCTACGCCCTAAACCAAACGCTTAATTGGCTCTCTTCGCAGCGGCTTGGCGTTCACAGCCTGATCAAAGAGTCCTTTACCCTGGTGCCCGGGACCGGCACTTATACCTACGGGGCGACGGGAGACTTCGACAGCGCCCGTCCGGTGCGGATTGTCAGCGCCTATGTGCGGGACAGTGACTATGACTATCCCGTGGATGTTCGTGCTGATGCGGATCTGGCCGAGGTGGGCGACAAGAGTTTTCAGGGCATGCCGGAAATGCTGGCCCTGAACGGCACCTATCCGCTGGCTACCGTGAGCCTGTTTCCCGTACCGGACCAAGCCTATGCGCTGCATGTGGAGGCGTGGAAGCCGCTGCCGCAACTTACGGACGTGGAGGCGGACTTAAGCCTGCCGCCCGAATATGAAACGCCGCTGGTATATCTGCTGGCGGCGCGGTTGTCCACCGAATACAAAGGCACCGATCCGGGCCTGTTCCAATTGTCCGACAAGTATCTCAAGGATCTGAAGCGCCTTCACGCGCAACCTGTGCCACAAGTGCGCACCGATCCCCTTTCCGGCAAACGATTTGACATTCTGAGGGGCATCTGATGGCCAACCGAGGCAATATTTTTAGCGTGCTGCTGTCCGGCCTGCGGGACACCTCTGGCGTTTCACTGTCGGGCGGCACGGTTTATTTCTACGCTCCCGGCACCGTGATCGCCAAGAGCGTG